GTTTCCTGCGCTCTCTTGGCGTTTTGCAGGGCCGCGGTTATGTCTGTATCTTTGATCTGTAACCACGTCCACGCGCCGCCCGAGTACGTCCAGCGATAGGCGTAGCCCTTGCCGCTATAATACAGGTCGCCCGCGTGGTTTTCCTTGAGCTCGTCCGTCGTCCAATCGGACGCCGGGGGCGTCGTCGGTGACGGCTCGGCGTCATAGAACCACGTCTCAATCTGGCCGTCGATCTGGCCTTGCATATCGGCGAGGTCTTTTGTTACGGCCTCTTTATATGCGTTCAGTTCATCGGCGGCGGCCTTTTTCGCGGCAGTTTCTGCCTCGCTGGCCTTGCCCGCGGCGATTTCCTCGGTCGTCTTTCCCTGTATCTTGAGGCTCTTGCAGTCGAGATTGACCTCGCCCGTGTCTAGATTGATCGAGTTTTTACCGACGGCGTCTTGCAGTATTCCCGCCTTGATAATATTCGCTGTGAGCTCCCACGTCGCAATAAATTGCGAGAACCACTTTCCGTTGATGGCGAGGGCGCCCGAGTACGGGCCGCCGACGCCGTTCGTTGAGAACGCTATTCCGTCTTTATTGAGACGCATAACGTTTCTCGCGGTCGTGACGTCTGGCGTGTCCATGTAAAGGGTTTCTTGCGGATTTTTTGCGGGTCGCTGGACGACATAGCCGCCGTTCGAGCCTGTGATACTCTCGACGATTTCTTTCGAGGCGGCGTCAATGAGGTCGGCGGCGGTCTTTTTGCTGTCCGTCGTGGCCTTTTTGACGATCTCGTCGGGGTCTACTCGAGAATTGTTCACAGTTTGAGAGAGGCGGCTTTTCGCCTTGCCGATTTCTGCCTCTTCATACCGTTCTTTCAGCGTGTTATAAACGACCTTGATGATTTTCGCCTTGACCGAAATACCATAGCGCGGAAACTCGACCGATACCGTATCGCACAGCGAGGCCGAGGCGAGGCCCGCTATTATGGCGCCCTGTTTGCGTTTAACAAGTTGCGCATATTTGAGCGTGATACTGACAACAGGCTCGGCAATGCCCGACGTCTTTAGGTAGGCTTTCGCGTAGGCCCGCAAGGTGTCAACGCTCGGGGCGTCCGTGAAATCCTGTGAAAAGTCGATCGTCTTGCAATGGACGTGACCGTATTCGCGGGCGCCGTCCAGCACGACAATTTTCTCGGGCAGGGTGACGAGTGTGTCGTCGTCCGAGCTTTTCCAAAACGGAAAAATCGCCGTCGTGACTTTCGTGAGGTTTTTCTCTTGCGAAATGTCCGTCAAATTCTTTCCGTAGGAAATGACAAAGCCGCGGTCGGCGCCGCGGTTTTTCAAGAGCTCGATTTTCCACTTGTTATAGTGGTACTCGCCGCCGAATTGATCGAGAACACTGCCTTCAACGCCTCCGAGAACTTTTTTCAATGGCGTCGGTGTGGCAAGTCCGAACGACGTCTCGGTTGAGAGCGTCGTCGAGAATGTGAACGGGTTCTCGAGCGCGGCGGCGGCCGAAATTTTTGCGAACGCGCCCGCCGGGGTTGTCTGTGATGGTGCAATCGGTTCAATCGGCACGTCGTTCGCAAAATACGAGACGTGCTCGCCGTACCATGTTGTAACGCCCGACATAGTTAGCCCGCTTTTATAGAGGCGGAACGGTTGCGGCTCGTCGTCCGGGTTTGGTTTAGCGAGTAAAATGCAATCCTCGGCAATGAGATCGTAGTGCCGGCCGTTTGCCGGGTACTGCATTTCGAGCGTGTACGCGCCGTTTCGTTCCTCTGTCACGAGGCATTTTGTGCAGTCAGTCAGCACCGCGAGCCCGTTGTCGAGAAAATCTTTCTCGCCGGGTGGGTACAAAATAGGGTGCATTATAACGACCTCCATCGAGGCGTTATCTCAACGCCAGTAATTCCCGCGCCGTCATACTGTACGACCGTCTCTCCGGGGGAGATGCGGGGCCAGTCAACAACGCGAGTAATATCGCTGTTTCGGCTCTTTGTGTCGTCAAATGCGTTCTCGTCCTCGGTGTCGATGTAGACGAGGCCGCCGATTTCCTTGACGTGCAGCGCATGAGAGCCGAGATAAATGTCGGCGGCGCCCGTGCCCGTGATCTTGAGCAGCGGGGCCGCCTCGTATGTTTCGGGATTATAGAGCTTTAGGCCGCTTTTCGCCGCGAGCGCCGTATCGCCGCCGTCTGCATACTTAAACGGCATAACCGAGAACGTGACGGTTGCAACGGCCTCATGTAGTCCGTCGCGGGTCACGGCGAGCCCGCCGGGGAGATATGCGCGGCGATAATAGCCGGGGTTGTAGCTGTCGCGTAGCGGTGAATAATCAACGTCTGGCAATAACCAGCGGCGCACACGCTCGACGGCGTCCGTGAGCGTGTCGCGCCCGGTCTTGCGTATGATGATGTTATAGACCGCGTCGCTGTTGCTGTACTCGTAGCCGAGCAGGGCGTCGCCGCGGCCCGGTATCGTCACGGTTTCCGGGGTCACTTTCGTCGTCCACGGTTCCGCGTCCGATACCAGAACGCCGAGGTCGAGCGAGCAAACGCCTCTGTAATGGAAATAATTAAACACGTTCCTCGCGCTCCCTCCGTTCCTCGAGCTTTTCGTCGATGATCTCGACGAGCTCGTCGATGTCCTTTTCGGTCTGGTTGATAAACTGGCCGATTTCGACCTTGACGACGCGCGTGTTGCCGCCGTTCTGGCCTTTGTCGGCCTCTTTCGCCTGTTCGGCGGTGAGGACGCGCTCGCCCTTGTGCAAGATAGCGCGGTAGCCGTCGAACGGCACATACTCGAGGCCCGTCGCGTGGCTGCCGTTTGCTCTCATTTTGGATTGAGACGAGTTCCAAAAGCTCAACCTGTCGCTTAACCAGTTTACTTTTTCAACGACCCAGTTGTAAATGCTGTTCCAAACGCCCACTATGCCATCGAAAAGCCCTTGAAAGATTGAGCGGCCCGCGTTGTACATATCGTTATATTTTGCAAAAATCAAGTTGATTATAGATTGAAAAATATTCCCGATTGTAGAAACGATACCGTTCAGAATCGTCAAGACGAGCGTAGCAATGCCGCGGAACAATTCGCCCCAGTCACCGCGAAAAAGCGCGGCGAAAATGTTGAAAACCTGCGTAATAGCTTGCAGGGCCGTCGAGATTATTGTCTTAACGACCTCGAGCAAGGGGCGCACGATCGACATGATCGTTTGCCCGTGCGCTTGCCAGAACGCCGCGGCCCACGAGGCGAAAGCGGAAACGAAAGAAGCAATCGAGTTCACCGCCGCCGTCACGGTCTGCACAATGTCGCCGAGGTTCTCGTCCGCCCACGCGCCCAGCCAGTCGCCGAGGGCGCCCGCGGCGGTCATAAGCGCCGAGAAAATCGTTTGCACAAACTGCCACAAATTTTGTATTGCGGTCAAGATTGCGTTCACGGTTTCTTGATGATCGGCGACCCACGCGCTCGCGGCGTCTTTCAGCATGGTAATATACTCGACGCAAGTATTCGTTACCGTCGTCAAATAGTCGAAAACGACCTCGATCGTCGCTTGAATCGCGGGCATATTTTCAAGCACCCACTCGGCGAGCGTTTGAACCACGGGCAAGAATCTCTCGCCGAGTTCTATGACGGCCGTGCTTGCCGCCTGTTTCAGCTTTCCGAGCGTTCCTTTTAGGTTTGCCGTTTGCGTGTCGAAAGCGCTCTCGGCGGCCCCCGTTGCCGAATACATTTCCTTTGTTTTGTTGGTGAAGTCCTCCGACTGTGCCCCCGCGAGGGCCAGAACGGCAGTTTTTGCCTCTACGCTCGAGAACATACCAGCGAACGCAAGTTCGTCTCCGTTTACAGATTCTTTCAGCGCGTCGAGAGTGCCTTGAAGTCCGAGCGATTCAATGGCGACCTGTCCGTTCTCATAGCCCATTTTTTTAAGGGCCGACGTCATGGCGGTCGTCGGTTGCATAAAGCCTTGTATTGTTGCTTTAAGCTGCGTCGATACTTCCGCCGTTCCGCCTGTTACGCCCGTTAGGGTAGCCATTGCGCCAAATAGTTCTTCCTCCTTGACTTTCATCGTCGCGCATAGTGGTATAACTTTGCCCATGCTCGAGGCCAGTTCCGGGAAAGACGTTTGACCGAGGCGAACCGTCGTAAATGCGAGGTCGGCGGCTTTCTGGTTGGCCTCGGCAGAAATATCGCCGTACCCCTTTGTTACCGCCGAGAGCAGATTGACGGCGTCGCTCGTTTCGGCGTTGCCCGCTTTCGCGCTTTTTGCGGCGATCTCCATGATTTTCGCGGCGTCGTCAACGTCACCGAACGCGGAAACAACTTGATACAGGCCGTCGGTCAAGTTGCTCGTCTCGAGGCCAGTTGTTCGGGAGACTCCCTTGACAATATCGCCGTATTTCGATACTTTCGCGGCGATTTCGTCTTGCGTTCCCGTGAGCAACGTCTGCACGTTGCTCATTTGAGATTGAAAGTCGGCGGCTACCTTTGTCGCGGCCCCTGCCGCCGTCAGCGCGGCGGCGCCCACAGCCCCGGCAAATTTTGCGACCGTCACGACGCCGTTTCCGATTGTTCCGAGAAACGTTTTCGCCTTTGATTCTGTCTTTGAGAGACTTCTTTCGGCGTCCGACGTTTCTATCATAATTCGCCCAAAAAGGCGAAATATTTCAGTGCCCGCGGCCATTTTTTACACCTCCAATCTCATGTTTAGGATTTTTTCGACGTCGGCCTCAATCATAGGCTCTGGCCGTTCTGTGTTCTGTGTCTGCGCAGACGATAGGGCGTTTTTGAACTCTTGCAATGTCATTCTGTCTTGATAGTGCAGAACCCAGCGCATTTCTATTTGTTCCTCTGCCGTTCGCTCGATCGCGTAGATTATAAAATCGACCGCCTCGCCGAAATCCCATCCTTGCATAAAATCGCGGTTAGGATAGCGGCGGGCGATCAAGTCAATCACATATTTTGCGCGAGTTTGCGAACAGAGGTAAAAAAAGAGCTCAAATCGTTCTCTTTTGTGAGGCGCGTGACGTTTTCGACAAAGTCGGGGAGAGGCATATTCTGGACGTCCGCCTGGGTCATTTCAAAAGGCCCCGCGAGAAACTCGTAAACGCGGCCCTCTACACGGGCCTCGGTTGCGATTTCGATGATCTTGAAAACTCCGCTCACGCCGACGCGGACAATAAAATCGTCGTTGCGTTCCTTGGCCGTCTTGTCGTCTCCGTCGGCTTTTGTTTCGTTTTCCGCGTTCTTGACGAGGTCTTTGATAGTCGTTTCAATGCCCTGCTTTTTTTCAATCGCAGAAACGACGCGCAATGCAGCGAAAACATCCGATGCAATGAGTTTACGCATGGTTTACGCCTCCTTGGGCCAGTAGATTTTATAGGGCGGCGTTTCGAGATCGTTCGGGTCATAGTGGCCCGCGAAAATGACCTGAACGCTCGCCTCGTCGTTGTCCTTGGGCTGAATCGAGAGGTCGTTCGTGTTGAAAGCGTTGAAAATCTGAATGATGATCGGTTTTTCGCTGCCGACGAGGCGCCCGATATAGGTGACGTTTTCGGTGTAATCATCGAGCTCGATAGCCGATTTCGGAACGATAACGTCGTAGCCCGTGACGCTTTCCTCGGTCGTCTTTTTGGCCGCCGTCATTGCCTCGACGATCGTGTCGGCGGTCAATTCCTTTACGGTCGCCTGCATGGTGGTCGTCCAGTAGTCGAGGATATAGAGCCCCTTCGTGTTCTCCGGGGCCCCGTCAACCTGTGAATAATGGCCGACCTTGGCGGCCTTAAACTCGCCGCCGCCCGTGGTGGCGCCGAGAAGTTTGCCCGCCGTCTTTGCGCTCTCGTAGGTGTCCGTTCCCGGGATAAAGTCTTTTGCAAAAACGCCCGCGCCGAGCACAAAATGCTCGACGGTCTTTTCGGTCATTCCCGTCATACGCTTAGTGTTAAAAATGCTCATAGGTTAAACCCCTTTCACAAGTGCTTGAAAATCCAGCGTCACGAGCCGCCGGGTGATTGTTTTGTCTGTGTCCTCAACGGGGGAAGATCGCCCGCCGTAGAGGTGCAAATAAATGTGTTCATCATTGTAGACCGCACCGTCGAGATCGAACAGAACATTTTGAACGATTTTCTCAACCTCGGCCGCGCCTGTATTGCCCGCAATGCGAACCGTCAACGTGCCTTTTTTGAGATTATCCTCGGCCCATGTTGTAAAAAAGAACACAATTCGAGGGTAGCTCGCCGCCGTCGCCGTATTGCTGTACGTTGCGACGCCCGACGAGTTTTTCAGCAATCCGCCGACGGTTTTGTTGAAAACTGTGTTGAAACTCTCGTTCAACTCGGTTTTATTCTTCGCCGCTCGAGCCATCGTCTTTTAATTCCCCCTCGTTAATAAGTCCGAGAGCCCTGTTCTCGTCCTCGACCGCCGAAAGATATTGACCCTCGATCAACCTGATTTCGTCGATATGCTCGCGCACGGTCGTCGTCAAGATTGCCCGTTTCGGTTGCCGCGCCGTAAACGAGAAAAGTGTCCCGGCTTTTGTTTTTCTGGCGCCGCGGAACTCGTCGCCGAGCTCTTGCAAAACGCCGTACCATGTGTTCGGTTTTGAACCGACCTGTAAATCGGTTTCAATTTTGCGCACCCAGTAGCCGAACGCCGAATACGCACGTTTTCGCCCTCCGGGTGTCTTTCCGAGAGCTCTGCCGAAACGCTCGCGCGTCTGCTTTCGGGCGGTGTTACAGACGAATTTTCCGACATCTCGCAAGGCCGCGCGGCTTAATTCCTTGATCGTCCACGCGGTACGGTCTACGTTCGATAGGTAGGTGATACCGTTTCTTGTGAACTTAACCGAACTCGGTAAAGGCATTCTCGTCGGCCCCTTTCTGCTGACAGGTCAATTCGATTTTGTCGCCGACCGGGTATGTACGAATCACGGTATAAACCTCGCCGTCGATGATTGCGCGGGTTTCGCCGTCGTATTCGTCGGCCCAAATCGTCACGACCAACGACGGGCGGTACATGGTATTACTCGCCGCGTAGAACTCGGCCCGTGTGACGCCCTTGCTCTCGCCGATCACGGTATAGCCGCCCTCTTGAGACGTGGCCGCCTCGAAATCCTCGGTTGTGCCGTCGGTGACTTCCTTGACGAGCGTGACCTCGACGAATTTAGCCATTGTTGCCGCCCCCGTTGTAGTCCGAATTGAGGGCCAGACGATCGCGCAACGCCTCAAAACATGCCGCGTACCTTTCCGGGGTTTCAGTCTCCCCGAAATTTGCTTTCGCGTACAATACACAAGCCTGTTTAATATTCTCGTCGTCGTCCTCGATCTTGCAGACGCCCGCGGCGGCGAGATCAGCTTTTGCGGCGGCGACGAGGCGCTCGATTTCGCCGTCAAGAGAAGTAACTCGCGTTTTTTTGAGTGCGAGTTTCACGGCGGCGAATAGTTGGTTCTGTTCCATTGTTCACGCCTCCACATACAGAAAAAAGCCGAGGCCCCTTTTCGGGGCCCCGGTTGGTTATTTTGCGATCTGATTAGCCGGTCTTGAGGGACAGCATGGCGAAACTCTGATCGTCAATCAAGGCGCCCTCACCGCGGGCGTAACCAGAATAAATATATTCGTGGTTCTTGATGTCCTTATCGGTTTCGACCATAACGTCTTGTACCATGTTGTAACGGACGCGAGAGGGGTCGCCGACGACGATACAGCCGTCGCCCGCCTCGTCCTCGAGGTGAATCACGGCGCCGATGATCGCGCCCTGTGCGCCCTCCTGCGCGGTCTGCTGGAAGATGGGGCGGCCCTGTGCGTCAACCAGTGCGACGAGCTGCTTGTACAGGGTGGCGTTATTGACATACGCGACCATGCGACGGCAGCGCTTGAGGCTGCCGAACAGGCTGCACAGCTCGGCGAACGTGAAAACGGTCGTGCTTGCGGCGGTCAGCTTGTTCGCGGCGTTGATTGCGCCCTTGATCGTGGTCATAAGATCGGCCGCCATAGCGTTGCCGACCTGATCGGCCATGTCCTGCACGATAAAAGCCTCGAGGGCGTCGATGGACATAGTCGCGGCGGCGTAGGACAAAGTACAGGTAGCCGAGAAGTCGTTGCCCGTCAGTTCAACGGCGACCTTGGTATCTTTGAAATCGTCGTTCGCGGCGCCCTCGTTGACCTTTTTGCCCTTGCCCTGCGCGATCGCGGTACGCTTGACGACCTTGATAACGACGCCCGTGCGCAGAATCGTCACGTCGTTCAAGATGCTGTGCTGTTCCTCCATCAAATCCCAAATCTCGTTGAGGGTCTGTCTCGGCATTGCGGCGGCCTCGGTCGCGGTAGTGCCGACGAATGCGGCACGAACTTCGCGGTTGACGTTGTCGAACGCTGCCCGCTGTTCGGTGCTCATGTTGCGGCCCGAAATGTACGCGAAAAATGCGTCGCGGTATTCCGGGCTCGCGTTTGTGTAGGCGTGGCGGCTCTCGGGTGCGGCCCCGGGGGCGACATTGCCCGCGCCCGCCGTGCCGTTGGCGATTGCGGCCAGCAATGCGCGGCGGCGCTCTGCGCTGTCGTTCTGCTGATTCAGAAGGGCGCGGCGTTCCTCAACGAGAGAGTTCGCCTCGGTCGTCAGTGCGTCCAGATCGGCGCCCTCGTTCATGCACTCGGTACGAATGGCGGCGAGGCGCTGTTCAATTTCCTGCAAACGGTTCATAGTTTTCATACCTCCAAAGTTTTCTGTAAAATATATGCTTTCTTGCGGCGTTTTTCGGCCTCCGCCGTCAGTTTAGCCGCCTCCGCGGCAAAAGCTGAACGCGCCTCTAATGTCGTGTCGTCGTATGCCGGAAAGTCAACGGCGGCCACGTCATAGACTGTTTTAATGCGGTTAATTCTCCGCGTGTACCGACCCGGGATATTCTCGTAGGTGTCCGCGGAACGGTCGGCGACAAAACAAAAGCTCATTTTGTCGATATATCCGCCCTTGATTTCCTCGTACATGGCTCGTGCCTCTTGTGTTCCGCCGAGGCGGGCCGTTACCTTGAGGCCCGTGTCGTCGATCGTGAGCACGAGAGAGCCGTTCCGCGTCCGCGCGACGGGTTTTCCCGTGTGGTTATAGTTCATAACCACGTCAGACAAATCCACGCCCGCGAAAGCGGTGCGGGATATGATCTCGCAATATTCGACGCCGTTCTCGGTATACAGCACAGTCGGGCGCTCAAATACCGCCGCATATCCCTCGACGATGTTCTCGCCCTCTGCGCCGCCCTGCGCCGTGCGCATTTCAAACGGCAGATAGTAGCGATCTTTTGTAATCATGTTTCTTCACCCTCCTGTTGTGGTTCCGTGCCCGCCGGGGCGGGCGTAGGCGGCGCGGCTGCGCCCGTTGGTGCAATCTCGGTTTGTTCCGCATACTCTTTGCGAATGAAATACCGATCGCCGCGCGGGCCGATTCCCGGCATATTCCATACGTCGAGCGCTTGATTCTGCGTCATCATTCCGCGGTCGAAAAGTTGCGTCGTTACATTGAGCTTTGTGTTATTGCTCGCGTATTGCAGGCGGTTCGCCGAGTAAAAAACGGAATTTCCGAACGCTTGCTCGCGCGGAGAGAATAACATATTTGTCAGCACGAGCGAGAGTTGAATCGCAAACGGCTCGAGTTCGCCCTCATAGTAGGCGTTCCACTCGTCCTCGTTGAACGAACTTTGCAAGATTGCCTTGTTCGTGTTGAAGTATGTATAGACGTTTTCCTCGATGGCCGCTTTCTGCGCCGCGTTGATAACAGTCGCACGGCTCTCGATCTGCTTGACGTCAGCGTATTTCGTATCGACCAGCATGACGCCGCCGTTGTTGTCGGCGCTCAAGTTGGCTTTTATGAACCGTTGTCTCTCTTTGTCAACGTCCTCCGGGCGCAACGGCTGCGCGAGTTTTGCGAGAAAGCGAATCGTCGCGCTCTGCTTAATGCCCTCGATAATGCCTTGATTCTGCGCGTTCAAAAGCTGCATTGTCGGGTCGAGAGCGTGGTTTGTTTCTCCGAAAAAGTCGTTCTTGTACTGGTATTGATTCAGAATACCGACGTCCTCGAACTCAATCGCGGCCCAGTTGCCGCCGCCCAGTTGGTAGCGCAGATACGGGCGCCCCTGATACTCAATTACTCGGGCCGATTGCGGTAAAACTGGATAAACGCCGACGACGCGGTCGTAATCTTGCGAGTATATCGGCACGATAAACGCGTTATTGTCAACCTTGAGCATGGTCGCCAGACGGTAAACGAATTTGTAACCGTCCATAAACGGGTTAGGGCGATTTTGCAATACGGGCTCAAGGCTCTTGCACTTCGTCCCCGTGATTTTCGGTGTCAGCTTGGCCGCCTGCTTGGCGAAAGCATGAATCGCCGCGCGGGTGAGATCGGCCTCGTAGATACTGCCCTCGAAACTCGTAAACGCGGGCGTATATCCTGTGAGCGTCTGGAAATACTGGCCGACCGCCTGTTGCTGTCGCTCTTTTTTGAAAATTTTCTCAAACAGGCCCAAAACACAGCCCTCCTAAATGACCGCTTGCAGGTCGTCGTAATGGTTTATCAACGCGATATAGGCACAAATCAACGCGATCGTACCGTCTATGCGCTGCGTTAGGTCGATTCCCTTGATCGGTTTGATATTCCCGTTCGTGTCGGCTAGTACCTCGGTATTTGTGAGACACATCTGTAAAACGGGGTTGTTGTTGTGAACGATACGGCCCGCGGCGAGATCGGCTTTTAACTCTTTCATAGGGGCCGAGAGTGTGAGCGAGCCTTGCCGAACTGGTATCATGCACCGCTCGCCGAACTCTTGCTTGAATTCCCGCAAAAGCGTGTCGTCGATATGCCACGGGTCATAGGCGATATAGATAATATAAAAATCGTCGTCGTCGCGTAGCTCGCGGAACCAGTCAAGAAAGACGTGTTTGTCGACTTTCGAGCCCGGGTACGACCGCAAGAGCCCCTGCCGCTCCCACAGCAAATAGGGCGCCTCGTCGCGCTCGCGGCGGTTGCCGTCCGTGGTCTGCGCGGCGAGAACGTCCTCGGGTAGCCAGAACATAGCACGGGCGTATATGTGAGGGTCGCCCGGTATCATTCCCAGCGCGACGGCGGCGTTTAGGTCTACGCTGTCAGCAGCGTCGAACCCGCCGACGCCGTACCGTAAGTGCAGCTTTTCGAGATCGGCCTCGAAATCGTTGTGAATGTGTTGCCATTGTAACCACGCGCTCGAGCGGTTCTCTGGAAAATTGAAGTCTTTGACGAGCACGGTCGGCAGAAATGCGGGGTCGTCCTTTGCTTTCTGGACACACTCTCGCAAAAACGAAACTTTCTTGATCGTGCCGAGGCCCGGGTTTGCCTTTATCCACGCGGCGGGGTCTGTCCATTCCTCGCGGTCGTCGAGCTCATAGATAAAGCTCAAGAAATGGACGTTCTCGGCCTTGCCGTCGAGGATATTGCAAGCGTATTTATACTGATCGTCGAAAATGCCGCCGCGGACAAATCCGTTCGTCGAAATGCAGAACAAAAGAGGTTGCGGACGAGTGCCCGCGCCCATGCTCTGCTTCATCAAGTCATATATATCGCGGTTCTTGATCGCGGCGAGCTCGTCAATAACGACCATTTGCGCGTTTAGTCCGTCGAGGCCGTTCGTGTCGGCGGCGAGCGGCTTAATGAACCCTAGGTTCACCGCGCAAAATAGATCGTTTTGTCGTTTTCTCACGAGCTTGCGAATCGCAGTCGAGTTGCGTTGCATATTCCAGCACTCGACAAAGCCTTTTTTTGCTTGCTCGAGGCGGGTCGCTATGTTGTAGATTTCCGGGGCGCCCGCGCCGTCGTTTAACAGCATATCGAGCTCGATCGCCGCCGTTTCGGTCGTCTTTCCGTTTTTTCGGCCCTCGATTATGAGAACCTCATTGTATTGTCTGAACCCCGTGTTCTTATCGACAAAGCCGAAAATCGCCTCGAGGCGGGCTTTCTGGAAAAGCTCAAGCGTCAACGGCTCGCCGCGGCGGCCCTGCGATTGCTTGCAGAATCGCTCTATAAACTCGATATGATGATCGGCGACCGCCGGGTCGAAAATATAGGGCTCATATTTCTCGGGGTGCTCGATTTTGTCGAGCAAGTGCCGCATTTGCTGTTTTATTCGGCGGCCCGCTGTGATCTTCCCCGATAGGATAGCGCGGGCGTATTGCTCGAGATATGAGGGGCCGTTCATTTTCGTTTTGCGATATGGTTCAGAATCGCGGCGGCCTCCGGGTCAAGGCCCGAATCCTCCGGGGCCATATCGACGAGCGCCTTGATCGCGGCGGTGTAGTTTTTAACCATCGTGTTATAAATCTCGACCTCGGGGGCCTTTTTCGTGCCTCTCTGGTTCTCGCCGTTCTGGTACTCGTCCGTATAGCCTTTTTCGTTGATCGCGGCCTCGAGCTCTTTGAGAGAGGCGGCCATAAAAGCCGCCCTTTCTATGAGCCCCGTCGCAATTTTGAGGCGATCTTTTGGCAAATTTGCAAAGATTTTTTTATACTTTGCTGTCTCTTGCTTAATATATTTATTTTTAATAAACTCCGCCAAAATACTACACCCCCTTTATGTGCGCCACTCGGTAAAAGAGAGGTTGGCCCGCGGTCATCTGGCCGCCCACCCCGTAAAAATTTTATGGGGGGAGTAGCCGCCCCGCGCTGTCGAACCTCGCCCGCCTCGGCTTGTGTTTCGGGCCCGTGCCCGAGTGCTCGCCGAGCTCGTCGGCGTTGTGGCAGTCGAGACAAACGTATTCGAGATTAGCCGGGTTCAGTGTGACGCTCTGGTCGTCTATGTTCCACGGCTCGAGCTTGATTTTGTGGTGCAGAATATAACCCGGTTTTACGACGCCGCGAGCGAGGCAACGCTCGCACAGTCCGCCGACGCTGTCGATGTACTGCTTGCGGCATTTCTTCCACGCTTTCGAGGCGTAAAAAGATTTTGCAAATTCCCGCGCCATAGCTGCCCCCGTGTAAAGCAATAGAGGGCCGCCGCTATGGCTGCCCTCTATTCGTATCGTACACATAATAGCACACAAAATCGGCGCACAGTCCGCAATTCACTCTAGGCCGCACCTGAGGACCACGTCGGCAATTCACTCGAGGCCGCACCTGAGGACCACGTCGGCAAGGAACGCCGCGCGGCGCGTGTAGAAGTCTGAGCGGCCTATTCCGCCCACGTTCAAACGCTCGTAGGTGTAGCGCTTTCCATCTGCGCAGTTGAGCGAAATCGCCCGTTGCAAGTCCTGCCGCATTTTCTCGGGAAGATCGCCCCCGATGGCCTCATACGCCTCTTGCACCCGGCGCATGGTCTTAACATATCCGAGGCGTTCGAGGGCGTCGATGGCCTCGACCTTTGATGCCGTAGGGTTGCCCGTCTTTCCCTTTGCCCCCGGCAAGTAGGCCCGAGCTTTCTCACCGCCGCGCATTGTATACTCGGCGCATTGTACGCCCCCGGCGCCGAGTATTTCCTCGACCGCGTCTCGATACTGCCGCTCGCGGCGCGGTTGGCCGCGGACGATGTAGAGCGCCGCTTTGAGCACGTCTCTCGACTTCTTTTCTCGTTTCACTTTCCGCGCCCCCTCTCCATGCGGTCGGCGGTCGTTACATACAGCCACGCGACGCCGCGGTTCGTGCCGTAGAGCTCGACTGGAAAACGCCCTTCGTATTTGCGGGCGACGATTTTCTTGAAATTCGCGTCAGCCGGGAACGCCTCTTTCATGCCGAGGCCATAGAGGCAAATCAGGCTCGCAATCCGCTCTCCGATTCCGTCGATACTCTTGAGGTACGTTCTGGCCTCGGTATAGTCTGCCGTGTGCAGATAGTCGAGGCAGATTTCGCCCTCGAGCACGAGGCGAGCGATATTCGAGACGTAGCGGGCACGGTAGCCGAGGCCGAGGCTCTTGAGCCACGCTTTCGCATTATACAAACTATCGGGGCCGGGAAACGCCCGGTAAACACCGAACGGGCCGCCGCACAAGTCGCCGAGCGCCGCGCACATTCGCGTAACTGTCGCGCGGGTCTTTTCTACGCTCATTCCTTGGCTTATCACGAGGGTTATGATTGTCTCCCATAGGTTTGGCCGCACGAGCCTCACGCCGTTTGCAATGCTTGCCGCCTCGGTCGTTGGGGCGTCCTGCCACGGGATCGCCGCCCGCATGGCGCTATAATCTGTTTGCAAGTCGAGATAGCGGAACCAGTACGCGGGGTTTCCTTGCACGTCTGCGCAAGAAATCTTGACGCCCGACAGAGGCTCTCCGTCGGCGCTCGGCTCTATTTTTTCGAGCAAGGCTTGCCGCCGGCCGTCAATGGCGAGATATTTCGACGGGCCGATTTTAACCCATCGAAAGCAATGCCCGCTATGTGCAATTTTGTCGAGATCAAAACCCGACGTTTTGATTCTTATGACGATCGCGTTTTCAAGTTGCATTTTGAGCCTCCTAAAAAATGGCCTCTGTGAATTTCCACCCGTTCGGGCGGGCGAATAGTTCTATAAACAGGCGGCGGCGGTAAACATACGAGCCCTGCAAACGCCGCACGGCTTTGCTCTTGACTTCGACGACCTCGACCGAGCCGTTTTTGTAGACGATGAAAAAATCGGGCGTATATTTTGCGCTGTGCAGCTTTAGGCCGCAATACTCCCCGGCGGGCATGAGTAAAAATTCTTTATGCGTCTCGACCGTGTCGATCAAGCCCGCGTAGATTTTCGGGGCGATTTCCGTCTCATAATACCGGGCCTCGAGGGCGCTTTCAAATTCGTCTGCCCGCTTTGGCCGCAAGGTTTCTTTTCTGGCCGTGGCGTGGTTCAGCGCGGCGGTGATCTGTGCGCGGGCCGCTGGCCCGAGGCGGTCAATGTCCTTTTCGCTTAGTCCCATGCGGCGGGCCCTCCCTGTGCATTTTGAGGTAAATATACCAGCCGAGCGCGTCCGTATAGCGAGCCTCGGCCTCGTTCAGAATCCAGCCCGGGTATTTTTTCGCCCAAAAATCGGGGTCGTGCAGTAGCGCAGAATCTCGCGCGATTCTCTCAACGCCTCGGCGGGTATATTTGCAGTCAGCGGGGCGTGGGCTTTTCGGCTTCGCGAGGCCGCGGCTCTGTTTCCAGCGGCGCGAACGCTTGGCGTCTTTCAGCAGATAACGGGCGAGCGCCTCAATGCTGCCGCGCTCGAATTGCAGACGGTCGGCATTGCACCGCCCGAGCCGCTCTCCCTTGCGTGCCCACAGGCTTTCTATTTTGTCACGGTCGAGGCCGCACGACAAAATAACGTGGTGATGATAGCGAATCCCCTTGATGCCCGCGGCGGGGTCGGCGTCCTTGTGTTCGGTGACAATTATGTATTTCAGCGGCGCCCCGCCCGCCTTTTTGTTGGCGGCGGCAAGGCGACGAACGAAATTGTCACGATCTCGGCGGGCCTCTGCCTCGGTCGTCGGCTCTTGGCCGGGGCCGTAGGTGAGCGTAACGTGCAAATCGCGTTCGTCAAAATTTGTAATGACCAGTTGCACAAGATGGCGGCGGGCGTTTCGGTCGTTGAGGTTTGCTTGCGCCTTTCTCGTTGGCAAACGCCGAGGCGCGGCGGCCTCTTTGTCGTAGGCTTTCGAGGCGTCCGTTCCTGTTATTGGGTAAATATCGACTTCTTGATATTTCGCCGAGGCGATCGTCTTTCCGCAAACATGGCGGCGCTCTCTGTAAAAAGATTTCATGTGTTCCGTTCCTTTGCTGGCCCCGGCATGGTTCGCGGGGGAAAGATTTTCTTTTTCTGGTAGAAAATGAGGCTCGGGGAACTCGCGGGGACAAACACCGGGCGAGGCGTCAGGTTAGTTCTTTGGCTATGTTCAGTAGCCTCGCCCTCGTTTTTCCCCGCCGCCCCTTTTCCCCGGCATTTATAGACCGTCGCTATTTTAATACCCTATACAAGCCCGCCCGCGGCCCGAGGGCCGCAAACGCGCTGTTCTTATATATAAGGTAGAGAAAAGCCCGCCGGGGCTTTAGTAGAAAATGCCCGCGGCGGTGCTGCCGATAGTGACGAGGGCGAGAGAGGCGGCGAGTTGTGCCGCGCCTTGCGCGAGGCCGATTGTCTCGCAATCGAGACCCCCAGCCGTGCCCAGCGCGAGCACGAGGCCCGCGATCAAGGCCGCGCCGCCCGCGTGAGATTTTACCTTTGCGAGCCTTGCCGCCCGTTTGGCGGCCTCGCGGCGGCGTCTCTCGACGGCCTTGTATTCGATTGTCGGGTAAATTGTCACGATAGAGCCCGCCGGGGTTGGCGTGATCTCAATGATTTTCTCGGTCAATTTGTTTCACCTCCCATTCTCTCGCATACGTCCACGATTGCGGCCCGGGTCGTTTGAGTTGTACGGGCTTTTCGTATTTCGTGGCCTTTCCCACTTTTAATAGGCGCAGTTTCTTGTATGGGGCGCCCGCATAGGCTTCGAGCTCAATGCGCGAAAGACAGGTTTGTGCGACCATTCTTTCGCTCATTTCGTCCGGGCTTGCCTCCGTGATCGGCACGAGATAGGGAGGCTCAAACTCCCCGACGATCATTCCCGCGCCGCCGTCCTTTTTCGTCTCGTACAAAAATACGCGGTCGTAGTAATGCGGCATTTTGCCCCTTCTCACTTCGATCGTCTTTTTACCCTCAAAAATGAGGTCGGCGTATTCCTTGTGAATTGCAATAATTACGTTCATGTGTCCTCACCATTTTCAAAAATTACAACCATCGACGGGAACGGCGCTGGCGCTTTTCCGTCTCCGAATTTCAGCCGCCCACGCACGAACCGAATTTTCGCCTTTTTTATGATATAGTCGTGAAACCACCTTGTATCCGTTCGCGCTGGGAGTAGGCACACGACGAGCGTTCCCGGCTTTTTCGATTCCTCGTATGCCTTTTTCACCCACTCGCCGACGGCGCGACCATACGGGGGATTGCAAAAAACCGTCTCCCCCCCCCAGTCCTGTTTTAGTCCGTCTTGTTCTGCCGTGAAATAACGCTTGCACTTCGCATTTTCCGGTGTGGCGCATGGGTCAAGACTGAAATGAAATTCAGCGTCGAGATCAGCGAAAAAGCCCGCCGGGGTTGCCCACAAATCAGTTTTAGAGCTAAAAAATAGGTCATTGTTCATTTTCTCGACCTCAAACAGATTCTTGCCTCGTAGACGTGTCGGTTCGCGTGATGAACAAAACGCCTTTCGCGTTCTTGTAGATTTTGCATTTCGAGTATTCGTCGAGTGCCGTCGAGGTCGCCCCGATTTCCTCGTCTTGCACGAGCTCGGCAATCTCGACGAGCATATCGCGCACGTCGGTCGAGAAATCGGCAAATAGGGCATTGATACGCCCGCGGGCCGTCCATACGTTGGCAAGGCGGCGGCCCTGTTCACAGTTGCAAGTGCGGCTCGCCCATTCGTCGGCGTCCTCTTGCGTCTTGATCGAGCCCGCCGGGGCCTCTGCCGTTGGGCGCGTCTGGCCGCAATAGCGGCAGGCGCCCACGAGAGGCACGGGGCGCGGCGTCCAGTAGTCGGGCGACGGCTGCGCCATAATAAAGCGCATGAAATCCGCCGAGAAAATGCACCGCTCGACTTCTTCCTTGCGGGCGTATGCCTCCGATGTCGAACCGATAACGGCGACCGAGGCCGCCTGTTCCTGCTTGTTCATGTTTTTACCGCCTTTCGAGCTTTGCGACGTACTTGCCGTAGGACAGAGGCGAAAGCCCCTGTTCCGCGCGGCGCTTGTTCTCGTATTCGAGCGACGAGAGAACCACTTTGAGCGACGAGTGCGGGCCCGCCTTAGAGATCGCACCTTTGTGCGTCGTTTCCGCAAGCTGTTTTTTTGCCATGTCGAACCTCTTTCCGTTTTATGTTCTGGTATGTGCCGCGGTTAGACCGCCGCGGCCCGCTTGCCGTCTATGTACTGTTTGAATTTTGCTGAAAAAATCTCGGTTATGTCGTCCAGCCCTTCCGCCGGGGCGCCGGGGGTTCGTAAATCCTCGAGGCGGTCGCTTTCAACGTAGAGCGGAACCGCCGGGAGAAAAGAGCCGTCGGGGCCGCGCAGGGCCGTCACGCCGATCTGTGTAAATTTCTTTTTCATGGGTCGATTTCCTCGTCCTCTCCGTGGGTGTGTTCCATTCCGATATATTCCTCGCGGCCGGCGCGTGGGTCGAAAACTGTCTTGTCGTCGTCCTCTGCCATATAATCGGCGTCTTTGTGAGCGACTTCTCGGCCCACGGCGACGCCCATCGAGAACGCAACGACCTCGAGGGCGAAAAGCATTGCACCGCCGAACGCGGTGAGAATGATCGTTTCAAGCATTTTGCGCCCCCGGTTCTGCCGCGTCGGCGTCGGCCCAGTACATTGTCCCGTGTTTCTCGCCGTATTCGTCGAACCATTCGCGCACCGCTTGCCTCCAAAAGCTCTTGTCGGGGCGCGTGTCGTCAAGCTCGAGGCGCTTGAGGCAGACGTCGAGCGGCGGCAAAAGCCGCGTCACTTCAATTCTTGCGCCGAAAAAGCGGCGGGCGAAATATTCCGGGCTTGCGCTTGATATAATGACCCATGCGTCGCCGCGGCCGTCTTGCCTCTTGTTATTGAGGTATGCGATAAAAGCATTGCGCAGGGCGATTGCGGCGCCCAGTGTGTGCGGCTTGCCCGCATGATCTGCGCCATAGCAAAGCGCGTTTTGTACTGCGTCCATGTCGAAAACGAGGTCGTCGGGGCCCATGTTCTCACGGACAAATGTGCTCTTGCCCGCAAGCGGCGGGCCGTAGACTATGTGAACGGTTTTCATCGTCTGTCTCCTAATCATTGAGCTCGATCGTCTTGTAGAGGTCAACGTACAGGCGGCGAGCCCCTTTCTCGATTTTGTAGTGCGGAACCCGCGTCACGCCCTGCCGCTCGAGGCGGCTGAACTGTACGCTTTTGTTTGCGCCGGGAATATCTCGGGCCGCAATTCTGGCAATGATGGGCCCGGGCATTGCTCCGCGGGGAACGTAGAGCGTGACGATCATGTCGTCGGCCATGGCGGTGATCTCATTGTCGGCGAGCATTTCCTCGAGCTTTTTCGCCGCCTCGCGCAAATGGTCTAGGCGCTGGCGGTTCAGTGGTACGAGCTCGAATCCGCCGGGGATATTGATATACATTTTTGGCCCCCTATTCGTATCGAATGAAATTTTTACCGTAAATGTCGTTTATCATGTTGAAAACTCGAGCAAACCCGAGGCCTCGCTTGTTGGCTTGCCATATCTGGCGCCCCCCTCGGTCGTCCATTCACCGCCGCCGAGCATAAACTCGTATTGTCGCGGGTGCGTGATTTTCATTCGCTGATAACGTGTCGGCCCTTTTTCCAGATGAACGCCGAACGGGCAGAACATACAGCCCGTTCGCTGACAGCCCGTGCATTTTAGAGGCTGATCGGCGTCGAGCGCCGTGTCGAGCTCGTTGCCGTCGGCGTCAGTATAGACGAGATCGCCGTAAACCGAGCAAATCTCGATGTCGTTGCGCTTTATGTAGTGCAAAATGTCCTGCTCGAGCCACGGGGCGAGAGGGTTGCTTTTTGCGGCGCGGCCCTTTTGGATTGAGTAGGAATTGCACCCGCGGCCTATCCACGATTGTGTGCGCATGAGGCTCTCGGCGGCAGTGGTGCCCGTTATAGGGTGTCGTTTTGTGGCCCGCTCGTATATGTGCATCGGGCCTTTTTTCATGGCTTGACAGCAACGGTCGCTAATTTTTATCGGCAAATTCATCAGCGGCGCCCACTTCGAGAGATCGTATTGCGAGCGGCTACCGTCGCGCAAGGTGTACTCGCCGCGTATGCGGCGAGCCCGCGCGCCGTTCGGCGTCGTTCTGGCGTTCTCGATTCCGTTCGATACGGTTTTGCTAATGATGGGGTAGCCGTATTTTTGTAGAACTTCGACAAAATTCAATTTCGGGCGAATGACCGTCACGTTCTCTTGTGACATGGCAAATTTACGAATTTCCGGGTATTCGAGGCCAGTGTCCGAGAATACGAGGGGAACGTCCTTGACGAGCGAACCGTTATAGTCGATCTCCATGATCGACTTTAGAACCGTGCTGTCTTTGCCGCCCGAAAAGCTGTAATAGCAACCGCCGCGTTCCCTCATATAGAAAATTTCTATCATCGAGATCGAGTGCTCGATTTTGTCGTCGAGGCTCATAGCTTGCAATCGTTTCAAGTCCTCCCGCGTATATCCCGGCATTGTTCAAGCCTCCCTCACAAATATCGCAAGGCCGCCCGCGGTTCGGTTGCCGAAACGGTCGGGATAGAGGCAGGTAACGGGCGCCGCCTCTAGGCCTTGCGGAATTTTCAAATCCTCGCGCGGGCCGTAAATCGTGCCCTCTGCGCGGCCCGGGTGCTGTCGGTCAATGGCTATAAAAACGTATGTCGCGGGCGGTATCACCGCGAGCAATTCGCCGAGCGTCATCTCACCGCACACGGCGCATAGACGAGCGGCGGGAAATCGTCGGGCCCGAAAGTACGAGCGCCCGCCGTCGCTGTGAAAGCGCTCCAATCAATCAGCCGCCCACAGCGCGGGCAAGTGTCGGGCATATCGCCGCACTCATTGCAAAGCAGCTCGGCGCCGCATTTTTCGCAGTAGGTAGCGCCGTAGTCGTCCATCGCCGCGCGGGCGCTCTCTTTTGTTTCCATTGTCTGCCGCCTTTCTTATGCCGCCGGGGTCGGCGTCGCTTCATCTGTGGAAAAAAGCACCTCAATCGGCTCTGACGTGCCGAGTGCGGTTTTGATTTTTTTAGCGAGGACAATGCCGACGTCAGAATCGCCCATCAGTTTATTGTAGAGTGTGCTTTTCGGCACCCCGATTCTTTTCGCAAGCGATACGACGGTCAAATTGTTCTCCCGAATCAGCTTTTCGATAACGGGATATTTCATAGCTTTTCACTCCTTCCGTTCCCCAATTTGGGAACGTCTATATTGTAATCCCAATTTTGGGAATTGTCAATACTGTTTTCCCATTTTTGAGAATTATTTTCCCAAATTTGAGATTTTTCTCTTGCTTTTCCAGCTTTTCGGAATTATAATTAAATTGTGAGGTGTGAACTTATGACTATCGAACAGGAATTAAAAGCCCTTATCGTTAAGCGGTACGGTTCCGCTAAAAATTTTGCGCTTGAGATCAATATGCCAAACTCCACCCTTGACAACATTTTTAGGCGTGGCGTTTTAAATTCCAGCGTTACGAACATAATAAAAATTTGCAACGCCCTTGAAATCAGTGCGGACGAGCTCGCCGACGGCAAAATCGTCTCGCGTTCCGCGTCTGCCGTTTGGGCCTCGTCATTGACGCCGGGGGAGACGGACGCAATAAAAAAATACCGCGCTCTCGATGAACGCGGTAAAATGGCGGTCGATTCTACGCTCGCCCGTGAGTATGAAATCAGTTCGCGCAACGCCGCCGTTGTCTCGGACATGGCCTCGACGATCAGCGCCGCCGACGTGGCCCTCACCGGGGCGGCGGTCAAAAAGTAATTCTCCCCGTTTTCGTTCGCGGGGTTTGGTTCGTTTTTGTCTTTTACTGTTAGAAAGGGGTCTACTATGAAATTTGTAAAAGCAAACTGGCGCTTGATCGTCGGCGTTCTGTTCGTTATTTATGCCGTTAGTTCTCTCGCCGCGCTCGATCTTGTCGGCGTCATTGTGTGCGGTGCAATCGGCGGCGGGCTGATTTTCTGGCAGTGTAAAGACGCGAACCGCGATAAACCCGCCGAGTACGAGGCCCGCCCGGTAAAGCCCGCGAAAGCTGCACCGCCCGCCGGGGCCGCTGCACCAGAACAAAAGCCCGATACCTATACGCGCAAATTTAAGGTTCGCGGCGTTACTTTCAACAACGACGACGGAACCAGTCGGCAAGACATTCTCAAGAAAATCTATCGCAAAAAGCCGCCGTTTGATAACGGCCTCAATGTCGAATTGAAAGAGTATACTTACGACGACGGCCCGACGTTTGGCGTTTATGTCAACGGTTTTATGGTTGGCAATATTCCCGGCGACGATACCGATTTCATAAACCGGGCCCGCCGCCGCGGTGTCGAGGTCGTCGGTTTTAAGGTCGATTATTTCGAGCCCGAGGACGAGCCCGAGCGCGGTCGTGTGTACTATGCCCGAATCAAGCTCGAGATCGTGCCCGTTCGTGCGGCAAAGGCGGCGAAATAATGCCGCGGGCCGCGCAAGCCGCCGGGGCCGTGTTCGACGGAACGCCGCGGGCGGTAATTTACGCCCGGTATAGCAGCACTCACCAGCGCGAGCGCAGTATTGAAGATCAAATAGCCGATTGTCGTGCCTATGCCGAGCGGTGCGGGCTCATGGTCGTCGGTATCTACGCCGACCGCGCGATCAGCGGCAAAACGGACGAGCGGCCAGATTTTCAACGCATGATTGACGACAGTAAAAAGCGGCAGTTCGACCGCGTTATCGTCTGGAAACTTGACCGTTTTGCCCGGAACCGATACGACAGCGCCCTCTATAAACACAAGCTCAAGCAAAACGGCGTTTCGGTGCTTTCCGCAATGGAAAATATCGGCGAGGGCGACGAGAGTATTATTCTCGAGGCAATTCTCGAGGCGTCCGCCGAGTATTATAGCCGTGACCTCCGAAAAAAGGTCTTGCGCGGCATGACTACGAGCGCGAAAAAGGGCTTGCATAATACGGGTTCTGTGCCGTATGGGTATCGCCTCGATGGCGAGAGCGCCGTTCCCGACGGCGATCGTGCCGAGTTCGTCAAGCACGTTTTCGAGGCATACGCAAAAGGGGAGACGCCCGCCGAGCTATACCGCGAAATGCAGCGCCGCGGCCTCGATACAAAAGTCAACGGGCGCAAGGTGAGCGACAATATAATCGGCTCGATATTGCGGAACGAGAAATACACGGGCCGCGGTATGTGGCGCGGTATTCCCGTCGAGTGGCCCCGGCTGATTGACGACGAACTTTTCGAGGCCGCGCGGGCGCGTACCGAAAAGAACCGCCGCGCCCCTGCCGCATATAAGGCGGCCGAGCCGTTCATTTTGTGCGGCAAGGCGTTTTGTGGTTATTGCGGGGCGCCGCTCATGTCTGGCGGCGGCAAGGGGCGCAGTGGTAAATATTACAGGCATTATATTTGCAGGACAAAAAAACGTGAGCGAGCTTGCGGAAAGAAAACCGAGGACAAAGATTTTCTCGAGTGGTATATCGTCGAGCAAACGTGCGCGTATGTGCTGGCCCCGGAACGGCTCGAGTATATCGCCGATCGCGTCGAGTGCTACAAAGAGAGTTTTGACGGGCAACGTGTCAGCGCCCTCGAGGCCCGCATTGCAAAGCTCGACCGCGATCTCGACAAAACGACCGACTTGCTCTTTGCGGCGCCCAGCGCGGCGGCGGTCGATCGTATAAATAAGCACGTCATCGAGCTTGAGGCGCAGAAAAGCGAGCTCGAGGCCGAGCTCTCCGGGCTCAAGATCGCGGCGGCTATAACGTACACCCGCGACGAGGTCGTTGCGTGGTTAAAACAATTTTGCAATGGCGACCCCCTTGAGGCCGAGTTTCGGCGGCGCATTGTCGAGACGTTCATAAATTCCGTGTACGTCTACGACGACCGAATCGTTATTTATTTCAACGTGCGCGGCGGTAAACAAATCAGTTACGCCGAAATGCTTGACAGTGCTGGCGACGTCGAGCCCCTGCCGCCGTGCCCGGAAAACAAAAAAAGCGGCGGCCCCGATAACGGAACCGCCGCAAGCAATAGCAAAGAGAGATTTTCACACGGAAAAAATACAGAACAAACGGCCGAGAGCGCGGTTCGTTTTTGTTCTGGTTTGGTTCACCAAAAAGCA